TCACTTCTCCTTGCTCATCATCGGAACGTCCAGCGTCGGCGATATTTTGACCTTACGATCATACGTCACAACCTGGCTTTCTGTTTTGTGTCCACTAAATATCTGCTTCTCTTTGCTACTACCTTCATAGTCTGAAATCGCCTTGGCTTTAATATCGTGGAACGTACCCGGAACAGGTCGACCCAGTTTCACCGCGGCTTGCTTTTTCGCGTTATTCCACCATGTATTGAATGTTTTTTTATTCATCCGTCCACCTGATGGTGAAGGGATTACATAACCGGCTGCTGATTTTCCGATAAGATGTTTTTTAGCCAAATCAATCGCCGCACGTAGACGGGGTGTCCATTTCTTGATCTGTTTTTTACCCGTCTTGTTTTGCTCAATAAAAATCCCATCTTCCATTAGCTCGGAAACTATCAAATCAAAAACGTCGCCTTCGCGGGCTGCACAGAGATAAGATATTTCCATCGCAACTTTTACTTCTATTCGTGCGCATTCGTAAACAGCCAGATAATCTTCATCTGGAATATAAACGTCACGATCTGCGAGAGTGAACTTACGGATCCCGCGACAGGGATTTCCCTTCACATAGCCACGTTCAAAGCCCCAACCAAAAACCCGCGACATGCTGGATACTTCCTGATTTGCCTGGTTCTTACTGGAAACGCCGCGCTTATCCATATAAATACGAACCTGCTCAATTTTAATGTCGTCTGCTTTCATCTTGCCGAATACCGCCAGTAGCTTCTTCTGGTGTTGGCGATAATCACTCTGGGTACGAGTCGCCAGCTCAGTGAATGTCGGGCTGTCGAGGAACATTCCCCATAGCTTGGCAAATGTCATTACGTCATGGCGCTCAGCTTTTGCTTTTTCGTAATTGGCCCAGAGTTTTGACATACTTGTTTCGCGTATCTTCCCCAAACTAATACTTTTCTTTGTACCTTTTGGTTTCCAGACATAGCTATATTTATTTTTTGTGACCCGAGGCGGAAGTTGTATATCCTTCGGATCTTTACGTGGTCTTCCCATAGATGGCATCAAAGTTGGGTTCTGTTGCAACATACTCGTCAACCTTTGGCAATTCAGTAATATTTGGTGCCAGACTTCTACGCAGGACAATTGGGCGATTTCTTCGATCCGTAGTAAACGGAATGCCGTGACATTGAAGTTGACGCTGCTGTTCTGTGTACCGTCTGTATCCAGTAATTTCAGCAATTTCCACTGGTGACAGTGTGAGTTCGTACATAGCTATCACCTCAGATAGCCAGCCAGTAAAAGATAACTGGCTGGTGGGCGTAATTCTGAAAATAAAAAATCAGTTTTGAGTCAGTTTTTGCAGCACTCTATTACCCTCAATGAGACGCTGCCAGATTGCAGAAACATACCGGGCCTGGTGTATAGCATCGGCAAGGGCGTTGTGCCGTTCTCCCTCAAATTGGATGGTTTTCTTCGGGTCGATTCCAATTGCTTTACCGAGCTCTACAATTGTTCGAACATCGCGATCATTCCAATATTCCCACGGGTATTCTTCAGCGATGTAATCAAATGAAGAACGCAGAATACAATTATCGAAAGATGCGCCATTACCCCAGACCTGGGCAGTTTTGCGACCTCCAGGGATATTTTCGAAAATAAATTCACGGAACTGGAGTAGGGCATCAAGTAGCGGGATGGCGTCATCATTCACGATCGCTGAGCGCGCTTCGGAGGACTGCTTAAGCCACCATATAACGGTTGGTGCATCCATTTCCGCACCCCAATTTACAGACGACTCGAGGCTTATGACTTTATAGAAACTTTCTCCGATTGAGCCTGTAGCCGGATTAAACACGACCGCTCCGATAGCAACGATGGGGGCATTTTGTTTTTTACCCATAACCTCAAGATCAACCATGACGTGAACGTCATCTGCTGGTAATTCTTCAACATCATTATGATGACCGGATTCAATATTTACGGTAGTTGTTTCGCTACCAATGTCAGCATTACTTGTACCTGTCTCAGCAGCTGTTTCGCTTTCAGAAATTTCATTAACAACTTCGGTTTCATTCCCGAAATTCTCTTCCATCTGCACATCGCTGGTGGTCTCTTTTTCCTGGGCTGTGGTTTCTGATGACATGAGGCCATCAATGGAGAACACGCCGCCGCCGAGGTTGGCAACTCCTGGTTGCTTAGTTTCTGTCAGATGTTCTGTTACCCACTTCGGATCTGTTGGGTCACATATCCCTTCAACAAACTCCCCGCGGTCTGCGGCAAGCTGGCGGCTAATTTCGCTTTCCCAGCTTTTGTTTGGGGTATGACGTGCTGCTTTTAGTGTTTCTTCTGAGGGCTTTGAATGCTCGCTTTCTGTAAGGCTCGCGCTGATATAACCACGAAGCCTATCTGGGAATGGAGTTAATCCAGAAGACGCTTCGCGGATCAGAGCGAAAATTGCTGCGCGCGAGTAATCGAGGATCCCAGGTGTGGCACGAAGTGATGAGGACCATTCTTTGAATGGACTTTCTTTTTTCTGAACGATTTCTTTCGCCCAACGGTAAACGCCGCCCGGAATATCATAGATGTTAAAATCCATCGGCAGAGTTGCTAAGGCAATTTCTATGTCCAGGCTATCAAAATCATGGCTAAGCTCAGGGTTACGGTCGGTCTTATTGCCGCCGCCAGCATTGGCGCCTGAAGGTGTACGACTTATTGATGATATGTAATTACCAGCAGCCCATTCTTTGGTTAGGACCCCACGGTCAATGTGTGCCGTTTCAAACCACAATTTGGTAAACTGAACCTGCTTACCAAGCTCATAGCGCTTTCCTTCTGGGAAAACGATTTTGAAGGCACTGGTGAATTTCCACAGACCAGGCATATCGTATTTCTTAATTTCCGGAACATTTTCAGCAGCCAGAATCAGATTCTGTACAGCGTGATTCTCCGTATCCATTTCCATCACAGAAAGGCGGTCACGGTGCGGAATGCTAATGTGATAAACATGGCGATCGTCGGCCATGTACTGGGCAAGCAGCTGCGTGCGGAAAGGCATTTCAGCCAGGTTGAACAGGGCATCTTCATTGGCCGAATAGTCCTCTTCATCATTCTTGCTGACAGGGGGGTTAGCTACCGGTTCATTGCTTACTTCTGGCTCAGCAGGGACTGGAGCAGCAATTTTTTGCCAGCTCAGTCCATCCTCGCCAAGTTCGTAGCGGTCACACCAGGTGTCATCCAGTACACCTTCTTCCGGTAGGTCATCAACGATAAACCAGTTGGTGTGGATAGGCAGCTGGTGGTTGGCGCCGCGGCCAACATTAATCTCAGCGTCTTCCAGAATGTCCAGGATACGACGTTCGGCGCGGGAATCTGATTTAGCAGAAAACCAGCAGAAGAGGTTTTTCGCTTCGGTGGCTTTTGCCTTTGCTTTAATGAGATACGCGTAGTTGTTCATTGCGTTTGGGTTCCTTAAGGCTGTAAGATACCCGGGACTGTGAAAGCTCCCTCTGGGTAGTGGTCATTGTCAAAACTCGAATCCGGAAAGCTTTGGTCGGCTAACCGGGGTACTTAACCCGCCTTGCGCGGGTTTTGTGCTTTATGGGCCTTTTTCAGGCTGGTGGTGTTCAATAGTCATTCTCAAAACCCGAATCAGAAACTTACTGCAGGCTGTTGGTCGTCAGCCGTCTTCAATGCCTTTTTATATGGCTGGCATGTGCCTTTTACGTGCTGGGCCTCAGCATCGCTGTTACAACTGGTCTCAGATGGATACACGCCTATCAGGACATCAGAGCACTCGCCAGTCAGGGCGCACACGCTGATGACAAGGGCAAACAGCGTATTCATGCTTTAGCCTCAGGGTTCCCTTTCTGGGCTAACAGGTAGCAAAGCTGACGTAGCCTTGCTTCAAACCAGTTCAGTCGTGTTGCCTGGTGGACAGTCGGTACTCGGGCAAAATCTGTCATATTCATCTCCCGTTTATTGATGGGTAGGGGCTTTGCAGCACGGCGCCGGGTGCCTCCCGGTGGCTGCAGCCAGTTAACAACTGCTGCCGACCTGCTTTTTCCCGCAACATGGAAACCGCCCATGTTTACCTTTTAACTGTGTCGCGCGCGCTTAGCCGCATTCACCGTGGTGCAAAGCAAAATTTGCGATTAGAACTCTGGTGCAGTCGTATCAATTCGCTTAACTGAAAGCGCCTCTTTGAACTCTGCAAAACTCAATACTTCGTCGCCTTCTGACAGGCTTTCAAAATATGCTTCGTATTCCTTTTCCATCACTGTTTCCTTCCCTTAAGGCCGGGTCGCCGAACGTTGAAACCTGCTGCGAGTGTTATTGCTGTCATCTCATCCGGTGTTTCGTATGCCGCCGGCAGCTACTACGTGGGCTTCCTGCCTCGATGACGTCTCTGTGTTTATAGTTAAACTCAAAACGTGTTTGATTGTCAACACGTGTTGTGTTTTGGTCTTGAGATTGTTTACGGGAGGAAAAAAAAGGCACAAAAAAACCAGCCGTATGGCTGGTTTGTATGAAATTAGAGTTGATTATTCTTCGGTGCTTTTAAAACGACCACGTAAATATTTTTCTACGTAATCGTCTATCTCCTTAAGACGAACTTGAAACAGATCTATCATTCGTTCTTGTTCAGATTCGGGCAGTTGATCAAACAAGCTGATAAGCCTTCTATGTTGAGGCGTCAGCCATTCCTGCGTGCTGTCCTCTCCGAAAATAAGTTCAGAAGGTGACATTTTTAAGGCCTTAGCAAGCGCAACAGCATCATCAATACCAATGGTTCTACTCGCTGACTCGTAGTTGCCCACGCGGGACTGAGCCCACCCGCATATTTCAGCAAGTGCTTTCTGAGATAGTCCTCTTTGCTCTCTGGCTTGTTTAAGACGAGCTGCAATTTGTTCATTCGTATTCATAAAGCGGTTTTACCACGTTGCGTGTTATCACTCAAAAAACATACTGTGTTGACACTCAAACACATACCGTGTTTTAATCTCTTCATCGCTTCTGTGCAGAGGTAAAAATGAACAACATCGCGAAGGAGAGACAGTCTCTCGGACTTACTCAAGAACAACTGGCCTCACTTTTTGGTTGGCGCCAGTCACGAATTTCTAATTACGAAAATGGGACACGAAAACCAACGCTGATTGACTGCCGCCGTATCGTAGAGCAGCTAAACAAGCTAGGGGCTGAATGTACCCTCGATAGTGTTTTCCCACCAAATATGGAGAAGGAATAAGCATGCAAACCATCTCTTTTGAAAATCATATCCCGGTGAAGGGTATGCAGCTGAAAACAGAAAATCAGTATTTACCGACGCGCCGCGATCGCAATAAGTGCAGGGCCATTTATACCGCCGTTCAGGAACCCGATCAGAATGAGGTTCGAACAACTGCTGCAGGCACAACGTTCGAAAGGTAGGGAGTTCGCAGCATGACTGATATTATCCGGTTGTTAGCCAGCCTCAAGCGCCGCTCAGCCCATGCAAAAGAGTTCGGCCACGACGTTCTGTTCGTAAAGTTAGAAGATATTGATGCTCTGCTAGAAGCGTTGGAGACAAAAGAAGATCAGCGCGCAAACTGGTTCCAGATGGCTCAGAAATTAGGGGAAGACTTGGATGCGGCAGAGAAGCTCATTGCTGAGCTGGAATCAAAGCTAGCTAATACTGTGCAACTGCCGAAAACCAACGGCTACTGGACTGAGACAGAAAAGGCGTATGAAGAGGCTATTACGCTCGCGAAGCGGCAGATTCGCCTTGCAGGATTCAGCTGTGAGGGAGATGAGTAGATGAAAATCGATGTAACTCCCGCACAACTTGAGGCGATTAAGCGGCTTAGCGACGATTGCGACTCAATGATTGGTTGCGGAAATGATGATGCCGATAAGGCTTGGGCGCGAAACGTGAAACTGATTGACCGAATGTTGTCTAACAACGGGTTTAGCCGTAATTTCAAAGAAGAAGGGCTATCGTGAAATATTACAATGCTGCTCAAAAGGCGACTATCGCTCATGCTGAAACTGAAAGGGGAAAATGATGACTGACAGCGTTCTAACTGAGGAAGAATTAAATACTCTCATCGCAAAAGCACAGGCCCATTCAGAAGTGATGAATGAATTAGGCTCGAAACAGGAAGCTGAAGAGTTTGCCCAGATACTAAGCGCATTATATGAATTGAAGCGGCACAGGGTAATAGCCGCGCAGGAGTTGAAGTAATGGACTCATCGCTGAAGTCGCGTGCTGCGGTAACGATGTGTCGCTGCCGTTCGCTGAGGCGTTAATTGGGGCTAATCTGCCGACAATGGACATTGTGGTATGGTAAGGCTCGCTTCGGTGAGTTGGTCTTTTATGGAAGAAATAATCCAAACATGTGTATGGGGGAGTAAAAATGATCATAAACCCACAAAAGGATAAACCAAGCAAATTATTTGTAATACAATTATAGGCTCGGTTGTTATAGGGTTTTTGTATGAAAATTTATCAAGCTCAACCACATGATGTGGAAACTATCCTTCCTTTGTATCTCGGTTACCGTCATTTCTACGAGGTCGAGGAAAACGCGTCCCAGGCCAGAGATTTTATTCTCAAACGCCTTCAGCTTAATGAGTCCGTAATTTTTTACGCCGATGTTGATGGGAAAGCGGTAGGCTTTGCGCAACTCTATCCTTTGTTTTGCTCTCTCGAGATGAAACGTATCTGGTTGCTTTATGACCTTTTCGTTGATGAGTCAGCTCGGAAGCATGGTGTTGCACAGAAACTAATATCCCGTGCAGAGCAACTGGCGAAGGAGAGCGATTCGGCTTTTATTATGCTTAGTACTGCTACAGATAATCTCCCTGCACAAGCGTTGTATGAGCGTAATGGATTTGTGCGAGATACAGAGTTCTTCGTGTATAACAAATTTCTGAAATAAATAATCGATGTAGTCATATTAAGTGGTTAGTTAATACCTGACGGGTTAGCTCACTACGTGAGTATGGCATCAATGCCACATAGCCCCGGGTAGTTGCCTCATCTAAACTGCCAAACTCTACAGCTGCAGAGCCTTCTACTGTTCAATTTTGCAAAAGATGACAGAGAAAAATGGTATCGTTGCATGTGAAAACCCGCCTAGGCGGGTTTTTTATTTCCTAAAAAACTCAATCTAAACATAAGCATGGAGTTCGCAAAAAGTGCCATTCATGTCTTGACCATTTCACTCTTCAGGTATACTGTTTATTTATACAGTTCTTGCGTAAGGAGCTAATTATGAAAGTGGAAATCACAATTGATCGTCGCAAAAAGTTACCTGAGGGAGCAGTTCCGGCATTAGAGAAAGAGTTACTGCGGAGACTGGGCCAGAACTTTAACAACTACAGTTTGATCATTCGTCGAACGGGTACGGATGGTTTGAGTGTGTTTGGTGGGATTGATGGGGATAAAAAGCAGGTGGAGCAAATCCTTCAGGATACCTGGGAAAGTGCTGACGACTGGTTCTATTGAGTAGAGGTCCAGTGGCTGACCTGGTTTATTTTGAGGATTTTGCTGTGGCTAAAAAACAACAAATGCCGAACACCGGCTATGTAGTAATCAGATGCGATGACGGGGTAATTGTTGCCCGTCTCACCTCTTTTCCCGTATGTGAGCGCGCTTTAATGTACCGTCGCGGTGATACTGTTTCGTTTATGCCTCTGCAGCCCGATGAGATCGTGGGGACTCTCTCGCTGTTTTCGCAGATGATTGAAAGAGCAAAGACCAGAGGGGGTTACAAGATTCCTCCGGGCTCTGTTACAATCCCGTCATAGGCCTGAACAACCTATACCTGCTGCGTCACGGAGAGAAACCATGGCGCAAACAAAATTAATATCTGATGCGGAACATGCTGGCGATCATGTTGATGGCGCTGGTCTTTCTTCATTACACAACCTGACACCACGACAGCAGGAAGTTTTTGATCTGCTGGTGGCATATATCAATCAGCATGGCTACCCGCCGACCGTTCAGGAACTGGCCGGGCTTCTCGGCGTTAGCTCACCGAATGCTGTCGCTTTGCACCTTCGTGCGTTACATAAAAAAAACTTCATAAAACTATCTCGCGGTGTTTCCCGTGGGATTTCTGTCGTCGGAAGAAAGGAACCATTACTTGCCGTGCAGCTGCTGCAGGAAATGATCGCTGACGCACCTGGAGCGCGTGATCGGGCGCTGGAGTTCCTGCGAGTGTACGAGGCCCGCCCATGAAGAAAAGCTGGTTTCTCCATGAACAACTTTCAGAGTCTCAGGCTCTGGAACTGGCGGAACGCTACCGGAAAAAGAATTGTCCGGTTGAGAAAAGCCTGTCGAGCGACTTTATCTCATGGGAACTCCGTGTGCTGTTGCCGGAATCCAGCAAGCCACCGCGCATTAACAGAATCTACACACAAAAAATGTGGAGGGACTGATGCGCGCATTACTAAATGTTGATGTTGCCCGGCACCTGGGAATTGTGTTGCTTAAACCCGGGAAAGAGTTGATGCCTTTATTCAGCGGTGGGCGCGTGCTGGTGGAGACTCTGCCAGAAAAAATGAAGGCTCTACCAAGCGGGCGCATTCCTGACGCTGGACAACCTTTACGAGATGATCCTGATATTCGACCATTCTTTATGAAAGAGCGAGTAGTGAGGGCTGCTGGTGGTGTGAATAGTCTCGAATCCTGGTTGCTTAAGAGGGTTAAGCATTGCCAGTGGCCACATTCTGATTATCACCATTCAGAGCTGGTAACGTTCCGGCATTCAACCGGGGCAATCGTCGCATGCTGGCATTGTGACAACGAGCTGAAGCACCAGACGGATCAAATCCTTGATAGCCTGGTCGGTATCAATAACGCGGATCTGATAATCGATGCTGCTCGTATCGCACTGGGATTTGACCCTGAACGCTCCCTGTCACTTGCTGAATTGTGCTGGTGGGCTATCAGCGTTGGAATAGGGGACGAAATCACAGAAGAGATGGCGCGCCGTTCCCTTCGGCTTAAAGAAGAAGTTTTCCAGTCAGTCTACAAAGAAAGCGAAATCGTCCCATCGGTGCCGGCCACCAGCATTCTTTCCCCGCTTGTTGCTAAGGTTGCCAGGCATCCTGAACCACCAGCCCCGGTAAAACCAAAGGTGCCAGTGGTTGTTGATCCCGTGGCACCAGCCACTTTATTCACCAGACCTAAGCGGATCCGCTGGGTGTCAGATGGTTTTATTTCCTGGGTAAAGACTCAGCCATGTATGTGCTGCGGTCAGTCTGCCGACGATGCGCATCACCTTATCGGATGGGGGCAGGGCGGCGTTGGTACCAAGGCACACGATATTTTTACGATCCCTCTTTGCCGTAAGCATCACCGGACGCTTCATCACGATCCAGTTGCTTTCGAGCGCGAGTACGGCAGTCAGCCGGAATTAATTATTAAATTGCTGGACCGGGCCTATGCGCTCGGCGTTCTGGCGTAAGGAGAAGAGCATGATGACACCACGTCAACGCCGGCTGCAGCGCGCAGGATTAGAAACAGTGGCCGCCGCGCCTCGCAAAAGCTGGTTAGGCCGGTTTACGCCCCTGAATGGCATTCAGTCTGCCTGGATTAAATCGCTACTTACAATATGGGGAGAGAGCATGCGTGGGGGAACAGCTCCCCGAAAGCCCACAGGCCACTCCTGCTGGCGAGGTTTGAAAGGGGACCGCTGGTCAGATAAAGCGCTGGAACGATTTACTGCAGCGATAGAACAGGCGAGGGAGGAGGGATATCGAGGCCAGCAAGCCTTAAACCGAGCACATGCGATTTTATGGCCTCAGCCTGTCATCGGCCTGATAGATTCCGCTATTCATGATGATGATGCCGAATTCGTAGAGCGCTGTGTTCTCGGCGCATTTGAAACGGCGGATCCGGTTTATCTGGTAGGAGTTAGTTATTACACCACACGTAAAAAAATCTCTGACATAACCCGGGAATTACAGCTGGTGGCTCCGTGGCTAACAGATGGTGAAGCCCGCAAGCGCGTGCGATGGTGCCTGGAAATATTCAGAGCAAAAACATTTCTGTCGGTACGAAAGGGAATTCAGGCTGATTAACAAAAAGTGCTATAAATCCCTTTTGATGTTGAAAATGGGCCAGAAAATCAGATAATCCATTCATGCTTGGCAGAGCTGCGCCACTCGGCAGCGACAAAAAGCGACAATTTGATTATAACGAGAGCCCCGCCAGTGCGGGGTTTTTGCTTTCCGGCGATACGACAGGGGTATTCGCGAGATGCTGAGCATCAGTACCCCTGTCATATCGTCGAGTTGTATTTTCCAGATTTAGACAAAATCTTGAGTGTGGTGGGTGAAGATTTTTGTTACTTTTCCTGCGTGGTGAATCCCCAACGCGGTGGAGTGTACAGCGGTTCCTATCTTTTATCGTAAGCACACGGATCGGTTCGCTGGCCGATTCTCCGGGAAGCACCCGGCACCACACACCTTAGGTGTTCGATTCTTTCTGTCCTGATTTCAGGGCTCTGTAGAGATACAGGGCTTTTTTATTGTCTATAATGTAGTTGTGATACCGATACCCGTGTATCACGCCCAATACAAAATCGAAGTCACATCCCTTTGCCAGTCCCTCCAGAGGCTGGCATTTTTTTACCTGAATACTCCGTGTCAATTCCGCCTTCGCAAAACGGCGTTGCTCCACGAAACGGAGCGCGCAACAGATAATGGCACTTTCCCTTATGGGACCTGGCTTAAATGCACTGAGCGCCATTATCGTTGTGGTGAATGCGCAGGCTGATGCGTGAAGCCGACGCGATGAAAATCAGCGAAGACCGCTAATGCGCTCCAGGTCGCTTTAGTAAATCGCGGGAGTACCAGAATAGGTTCAAGCCGGAGATCTGCACCGGCCACCAGACAATCACTTGATGACCTCGCTACCTTGCGGCGCTTTTTGCTATCTGGTGGATCAGATTTCAAACGCTTGTGGTGATTTCCAGCGTCAGTGATCCTCTGGCGACAATTAAAAATATTACCCACGACAATTACAGGCTGCGCATTTGCGTGGCCTTTTTCATTTCAGGCTCACGGGATTCATCATCGATACGGCTCGTTGTTAAATCAGCCCGATGGGCCTGATCCTTTCAAACTCACACAGCACCCCGTTAACCCGGAGGTGATATGGCTAAACGTATGCAAGATAAAGAAAGCATTGCCGGAGTTTCATGGCTGATTGTCCTTGCTCTGTCATGCTGGGGCGGCCTTGTCCGATACCTGATTGACGTTAAGCAAAACAAAGCCACCTGGAGCTGGATTAACGCTCTCGCTCAAATTGCGGTATCCGGGTTTACAGGGCTTATCGGCGGGTTGGTTAGCGTGGAAAGCGGACTTAGCCTTTACATGATCTTGGTAACTTCAGGCATTAGCGGTGCGATGGGCTCTGTGGCGCTTACGTACTTTTGGGAACGCATTACCGGAGTGAAAGCACAATGACAGCAGACCAGATCATTGAAGCCATCCTCGGCAAAGAAGGGGGTTACGTTAATAACCCGAATGATAAAGGTGGTCCTACTCGTTGGGGTATCACCCAGAACACAGCCCGTGCATACGGTTACAAAGGCGATATGAAAGAGCTCCCTAGGGATACTGCGAAAGAAATCTATATGCAGCAGTATTGGTTGGAGCCCAAATTTGACAAGATCGCCGAACTGTCACCATCAATCGCAGAAGAGTTATGCGATACCGGCGTCAACATGGGGCCGCGTGTTTCCACAACTTTCCTGCAGCGTTGGCTGACGGCACTGAACCAACGCGGCAAACTGTATCCCGACCTGAAACCAGATGGCGTCATCGGGAACATCACGATCGCCGCGCTGCGCAGTTACCTCGCCTTAAGGGGTAGCGCCGGGGGCACGGTGATACTGAAAGGGTTGAACTGCAGTCAGGGCGCACGGTATCTCGAACTGGCGGAAGCGCGGGAAGCCAATGAAGAATTTCTCTTCGGGTGGGTGAAGGAGAGAGTAAACCTATGAAGCTTATTATTTTCTTCCTGCTTGCACTGATGGCTGTTTTAACGTTGTTGCTGTTAAGAAAGTATACCCGTCTTGAGTTTGTGGGACATGCTCGCCTGTTACTTAGAACTTGGTCTGTTCGTCTGGGGACAGCTGGTGCACTGGTTGGTGTATGGGCGCAGTCATTCCCGCATGCAGCACTTCATGCCTGGGCGATGCTGCCACCGGACATCAAAAACATCTTGCCGCCAAACATCGTTGCGATGATTAGTCCCGCCCTGGTAGTGCTGGCGGTGCTTTCACAATACGTACGCCAGCCAGCATTGAAAGATAAGGCCGACGAACAGAAGGAGCCGCAACAATGAGCTTTGAAATTATTGCTGGGCTGGTGGTCCTCATCCTGGGTGCTATCGCTGGTGCGTTCGGCCGCGGGACCAGTAAGGCAGAAGCCAAAGCAGCACAAAAGCGTACTGAAGAGAAAGCCGCTGCTAGCGTCGCCGCGGCTGAACGGAAAGAGGAAGCCACCAGAGAGGCCAGCAATGTTCAGCAGACTGTTAGCCATATGCCTGATGACGATGTTGATCGGGAGCTGCGCGAAAACTTTACCCGCCCCGGTGGTGGTTGATACGGCCTGCAGCTGGGTACGAATTATCTACCTGACCGACCACGATATCGACGTGCTGGATAAGCAGACCAAGCGTGACATTCTGGCGCACAATAAATTGGTGCTAGCTAACTGCCAGAGCATTAACTCCTCTCAGCGAGTGAAATAAATGGCCTCATCCTTGAGGTCCACGGGTAAGTAAACGCAAGGTCTTTTATGTAATGGCTCTTTTAGCCTAGAAGCCAGCTCAGAAACAACAAGCGTAAGCGGTAAATAACTCGAAAATATTTTCAGAGCAGTTCAGGTGCGATATCCTGGCAAATAACAAATCGATGAGAATGTCTATCTCATCTAAGGGTAGTGGGTAAATCTCCCGATACTGCTCACAAACAGCACTCTCTTGTTAAAATTTTGTGATAGGATCTGGTCTTGTAAGGGGCAATCACATGATATCGTGTGACGAAGTTTTGAACTATGGAATGGCTGACTTAATGAATTCGGAGTAATTGTGACGATTCACAGCGATTTGGAAGCTTACTTATTACTTTTGCTTAACATGTGGCCTGTATTGATAGTCGTTTGTATTGGAATGGCATTGGCGTTTTATGGTGTATTCATGCGCAAGACGGCCATAACTTTAATCGTACTAGCAATAATTATTAGTGTGTTAGGTTGGATGTATGCCTGATTGTGGAAATATATTTTCCTTATTTCCTACGGTCGCTGATGCGGCCTTTTTTATGGGTATTAATGTATCTAGCCCATACGTTTTGTGTTGATTTTTCTGGTGGGCGAATAAAAAAACGCCCTGTTTTATGGGGGAACAGGGCGAGATGTAATATGAATAAAAACAGTTATCGTTTTGGTCCAAACTGACGTTATCACATTTTTCGGATATTTCAATGCACTGGATACATCAAGTTCTAAATCCGGATGTTTCTTTTGCCAAATAGCCTTTAAATAGAGTTTTCTCAATGCCGCCCAGCAACACCATGATGTTTAACCAGTAGCCTCGCAGATGCGAGGCTTTTTTATTCATAAAGGTCCATGATGCAAAATATCAAGATTGAATACGTTAATGGCGTCATTGCTGGCCATTTAGTTTCTGGCTCAATATTCGGTACAACAATCCCCGCATTGAGCATCAAGCCAGGCGCCGATTGTAAGGAAAAACAGACTTCAACCATTACGATAAAAGTTGATATGGATGCTAGCGCAGCCCTGAAGACGATAGATGATGTCGGTAACGACATATCTAAGCGGATTGATACCGCTTTAAATATTGCGTTTAGACCGGGTAGTAAAGCCTGGTCTGCGATTAAGAATAACCGCTAATGCCAGCCCGCTCTAAACGCCCATGCCGCCACCGGGGGTGCGCGGCAATAACCAATGATGCCAGCGGATATTGTGACGCCCACCGACTGCAACATGCTGGCGATGGTTGGCGCAATTATCAGGCTGGGAAAAGTCGGCATGAAAGGGGTTATGGCCGACCGTGGGAAATTCGCCGCGCCAGAGTTCTCCAGCACGACAAATATCTTTGTCAGAACTGCCGACGCCACGGCATAGCCACAAAAGCTACCAGCGTCGACCACATCATCCCTAAAGCCCACGGCGGTACTGATGACGACTCCAACCTGGAGTCGTTGTGCTGGCCATGTCACAGAAAGAAAACAGCAACAGAGAGAACGCGATGACCGCCACGAATCTTAAAATTGAATACGTTGATGGGCAGTTGGTTGCCCTGGAGAAAAACGGAACGTCATTCCTCGGTGCCGGAGTAACAGCGCTTTACTTCAGCCATACGCTCGAGGAAAAGCCCTTGCTGAAGGTTGAAATGGGCGGAGGTCCGGTAGAAGAGATGCCTGCGCCACCGCCCCAGCAGGTGCAAGCCGAACCAACGGTTCCAGTTAGTGCAGAACCGCCGAAGGAAGGAGAGCTCCTTCCACCAGCCCAACAACCGCAACCGCGTGGCCGCCGCCGCCGTAACCGTCAACGGAGCCAATAATGTATAACCGTAATGAGCTAACCCTAGCCATGTTCTATGCCTCCAGCACGAACGATGAAGGCAATAAGGTCGCTACGATCACCGTTAAGGTGAACAACTCGGATCAGGTATCCATGCAGACCAGCAAGCTGGTATGTGTCACCGGGAAAGACAACAAGAAAACCTACCAGGTTGGCGAGCAGTCAGTTAGCAATGGTTCTGATCCGTTACTGACGGCCATCGAGAACTACTGGCGGCAGGACACAGAAAGCATCGTTAACGCTTTATTGATGGATGTTAGCGACTTCATCACCGGCAATATCAATACCAACACAACCTTCCTTGGTTTCGATGGACTCAAAATCTTTGAGATGCAGCCGTTGGAAAGCCGTATCCCTGAAAGTGTGCTGCAGGCTGATGGCGGAACCGCTCCTGAGTTAGAGGAATAAAAACGATGAAGTATTAAAGCGGTCAGGCCGCGGCCCGAATGGCGACTTCCACCTCGACTGAGGCAACTGCCGCCAGGGGGAAGGGGGTTCAAATCCCTAACCCCTTTCGCGCTTCGGGACTGCCGCTCCCGGTAGTTTTTTGCGCGTGTGAAATAAAAACTTTTTTTTGCCGCTTTTTTTCAGGTGTTGAGTATGGGTACAGGAATGCGTTCACCAGGTGGAGGACGGAAATCGAGCAACACAGGATCACAGGTTAGTTCTGTTACTCGTGCGGTTACTCCTCCCGATGAATTACTCGGTGATATGGCTGTCGATGCCTGGCGCCGGACATGCAGAATCCTTATCGACCGAGGCACGTTCGAAATGGAGGACTGCTATCTGCTGATGGAATACTGCAACACTGTTCAGCTTCTTTTCGATGCCAATCAGGAAATCAAAAATGATGGGCTCGGCGATGAGACAGCAGCCGGTGGGCAGAAAATGGGCGCGGCAGTAAAGGCCCGTGACAAATATATCTCACAGTTAATCCGGCTGAGCGTTGTTCTAAAACTTGACCCAAATAGCCGGATGGTAAAACGAACTCCACTCGCCGGGAGTAAAACTGAAAACGAATTTGACGAATTTTGATTGGGGCGATCGTCCCAATTTTTAGGGACTTATTATGGCCGCATACCCGAACGTCAATATGGCGAATCAGTATGCGCGGGATGTGTTGAACGGGAAAATACTCGCCTGCAAGAGCATCCAGCTGGCATGCCAGCGCCATTTTAATGATCTGAAAATTTCTCTCGATAAGGATTATCCCTACCGGTTCGACCGTGAACTGGCGGAACGTGCCTGCCGTTTCGTTCAACTATTACCTCACTCCAGCGGTGATTTAGCTGGTCAAAAACTGAAGCTGGAACCCTGGCAAGCCTTTGCATTCAGTTCGATTTTCGGCTGGGTTACGAAAAAGACCAAAAAACGCCGATTTCGTGAAGCGTATATCCGAGTGGCCAGAAAAAACGGGAAATCGTTTTTCGCGGCAGGTATAGGCACGTACATGTTCTGCGCAGACGGTGAAAACAGTGCAGAGGTGTACTGCGGGGCCACCACGATGGCGCAGGCGAAAAAGGTATTCACCCCAGCCAGACAGATGGCAGACCGCCTTCCGTCGCTCCGCTCAAAATTCAATATTTCGGTATGGGTAGACAGCCTTACACGACTAGACGGTTCGCTGTTCGCTCCCATCGCCGGTAAGCCTGGCGACGGTGACAGCCCACACTGCGCGATTATTGATGAATATCATGAGCACGAAACGGACCACATGTATGAAGCCATGACGCTGGGTAAAGATGGGCAAATGCTCTTCGGCGTAATGACCGCCCTCTCAGCTGGTGAGATTTATTTCGACGACGTATACGTTATCGATATTACTGACCGGGTCGATCTCGATGCCACGGCTGGCGCCGTGTCTAACCTGCAGTCGACCGTGACACAGCAGGGAAAAGATATTGCCTCTAATGCCAGCGCGATCACGTCGGTCAACGCCTCAATCGGTACGCTGCAGAGCCAGGGATTAAACCCCTGGTGTGATGGTTCCTTTGAGTCGTACGCTCCAAATCAGCAGTTGTACAGTTCTGTTGCGGTGGTTTCGACTGATGTTTCTCGTAACGGGAATAAATCGCTCAGAATCACGCGTAAGGATGGTGAAGCTGGCAACAGCGACAAGTACCTCGGCAAGTGGCTTTCGGTACGCGGCGGCGGTAAGTATCGATTTTCACTCTGGGCCTATATGGCCAGCGATATGCCAGCACCGAACGGTTGGAATGTGGGCGTAGGACTGTATGCCAGGGGTGAGAATGGAGGTGCTAACCAGTGGCCGGAAGCCGTCCGCATCTCCGCGACGAATATTACCCCTGGTAAATGGGTATTTCTGACTGGCGTTGCATCGGTTGCCGCTGATCGCAGTATTGCGCAGATGTGGATTGCTACTCGTGGTCCGATCGGTGGAACCGGCTATTCACTGTATCTGGACGATATTAGCATTGTCGATGTGACCGACGCACAGGAGGCGCAGGATACCGCCACCGGCGCAGCGAACGCCGTTACCCAGCTGACTGCTACCGTGACCCAGCAAGGGAAGGATATCACCGCGCAGGCAGGGCAAATCACCAGCCTCGGCTCGCGTGTGGGTGATGCAGAGTCGCGTATCACGAAGCAGGACGAAACCATTGCATCTAACGGCCTGGCGATGGCGAATGGCTTTAACCAGATGCGCAGCATGATTGGCGACAACAGCGCGGCAATCACCACGACGAACAAAACCGTTGCCGACCTGGAAAAATCAACCACGGAGCAAATCACCACGCTGACCTCGCAGGTCGGGGATATGTCTGCAACCGTTCAGCAGACGGCATCCACCGTGGCGGATTTAAACGGCCTGTTGGGAGCGCAGTGGGGCGTGAAGGTCAACACGTCTTCAGGTGGTAATAACTACGTGGCGGGTATCCAGCTGGGGATTAATGGCAGCGGCCAGTCACAGTTCCTGGTCCAGGCTGATACGTTTGGCGTTTATGTGCCTAACGGCGATCAAAAAAATATGGTCTTCGGTATCGACGGGAACGGCGCTTATTTTCAGCAGGCGATGGCCCGTAACCTGACGATTAACTTTGGTCAGATTTCTGACAGCCTGCAGTCAACAAACTATCAACCCGGCTCCACCGGCTGGCGTTTGCCAAAAAATGGGGCTTTCGAAATGAACAGCAATGTACCTGGTCAAGGGAGGATTCAACTGGATGAGTCAGGGCTTAAAGTTTTTGATCAAAACGGTGTCCTGCGTTTTGTTGGTGGGCGGTATTAGCATCCTGGTTAGTGGTTGTGCGGACCAGCGTTACAAGCCAACTGAATGCACGGTGACATACAAAATCAACACCTATCCGGTCAACAGGCAGTACCAGCTAAAAATCAATGCGGTCAGGTATGACCGCTTTGGTCGCATGCAGGTGCGTGTTGCGCCAGGCCAGGCAGTTCGTCCCGTAGGGCACTGGCTGGCGACCGGATTTACTAATAAGGACTGTAAATAATGGGCTACGGCGCTCGAATGTACGACGCCAGTGGTAGGGATATAACCGGGGTATTCACCCCGGTTTTTTTTCTCGGTTCTTACACGCAGGCTTCGGGTTATGTCAATTATGGAAATCCACCACCGGGTAAAGCACTACGGTATTACGTGGTGGGTACAGCGGACTGGAAAGGAACGCCAGGCAGTTCACCTTCAGTATCCATTTCTGGAGGGGCCGCGTCGTGGAACGGCGTGGACCCCAGCATGTCACGAATTGTTTTTTTCTTCGGTCCTTAATTATGTATGGAATGCAAATTGTCGATGAAAACGGCGCCATGTGGATGAGTCCTGACTTTACGCCGATGAATCTTATTGACCGGGTCGTTATTCCTGGTAATAACGGATATGTTTTTCAATCGCGTATACCCGACAACATGCAATGCATGTTTTTCATTCGCTTTGACAATGACGCGGTATGTATCACGCGTGAATTTTCACAAAACGGGTTTAAATGCCTTCAGATAATCCGAACGACAGGAACAGGGAATATCACGGTCTACGCCTTTGGAAATATGGTTATAGATGTTCCCAGGTATGGCGGTTTTATTTTTGATGCGTCAGGCCGGATGGTTTATCACGCGGGGATGAAACCGTTAGAAGTACAAACCACAGCGATTAGTGGAAATATGAAACCGCGCGATATGGGTCAACCTATTGCGGTTTCGCCATGCGCCTCTTCGCTTATTTCTCAGCGAACCGGACAGCTGTGGACAATATTCAGAAGTTTCACTGGAGCCTATGGGAATTTCTTGTCGAATAACGCAATTCCTGCCGGTCAATCCGCTGGTCCAGCTGGTTTTGTTTACCAGACCACGGCGCTGTTCATTTTTTCCAGTAAATATGACTGAGGGGCACTATGGCTAACATTAGTGACGAATTGGCGGCCAGCATTCAGAAGTGCTTCGACCGCACTTATGTTGATTTAGCGAACCAACAGCAATATTTGTTCGGGGCAGGCAATGTGACAATCACTAAGCCGGACGGAACGACGGCCACCGTCAAGTCGTGGGCGCAGTTCCTGAGCGAATACGTCACACGACAGCAGAATATCGACACGGCGCTGACGGCGGCCAACAAGGATCAGGCCAAATATACCGCCACCAATACGTGGACGAAGTCGCAAACCTTCAACGCCGTGAACACATTTAGAGAGCTTGTCACATTCGAGAAGCAGGTGAATATCGGAGGGAAGGCGACAATCAGAAATGGCCTTGAGCTGTTTTTTGATACTCCTTACATTGATTTTCATCATGGGAATAGTGAGGCCGATTTTACACACAGGATCATCACTGAAGACGGAGCGCTGACTATCTCTCCCGGACTGAGGATCAGGAATGGCGGCCTGGGTGTGTACGCAGGAACTATCACAAACTATCACGGCAGCTATGCCCAGTCGTATGTCGCAATGTTGCAGAATGATCCGCCCAATGCCTCGACGGGGGATATAATTGCATCCCCGGCTATGACATGGCGGTTCAATAACCGAGGTGCTGACAATAATGGTGATTCAGGGGCGTGCTCAATCTGGTATGAGGAGCATGTTGGCGTAGCGCATAAGTTAGTGATTCAGGTTCGCGGGTTTAATGCTCCGGTACAATATACTGCATTCCTTCCAGACGGAAGGATTCAGAACAGCACGAAAGGGTTCGTCCAGTTTCAGGGAACATCCGACGCTCGCCTTAAGCACAACATTGAACCGACCGACGGACAACTGTCAGTCGAACGCATCCGGGCGCTTGAGCTTGTCACGTTCGTCTATAACGACGATGAGCATGAAAGGACGCGCCGGGGGATTATCGCGCAGCAGGCGCAGGACGTTGATCCGCAGTACGTCAAGAACAGCAAAATGGTGTACATGAAGGACGGGGAAAAGATCGAAACTGAATTTCTTCAACTGGACAACAACGTGATCATGATGGATACGCTCGCGGCGGTAAAGGTACTGATTAAGCGAGTAGACGAACTGGAGGAGAAATTATCTGCATTTGAAATCCAGTAA